AACTTCTACTAACAACTTCTGAATACTGTGGAACCATTAAAATGTCATCAAAGCAAATATCATTATTGACTAAATATTCTTTCACAGATTTAAATCCATTTTCTACTAAATTAAATTAAAGTTAATAAGATATTCTTTAATATCTTCTGTCATCTCAGGTTTAGATTTTACCATATTTTCAGCATCCTTGTCAACTTTAGGACGAGACTTGTATGTGTGAATTTCTACTTCCTGAATCTTTTCTCTTCTTGTGTGGCTGATTGCATTATACACAGATCCACACATAGCATCTGCAAGGTCCTTAGACTTTTTTCTAGGGTGGTCTACTCTATTGTTGTTCATAATTCTAAGCTCTTGCATTTCTTCAAGTAATAAATCTATTTGTGGTAATACTACTCTTTCTTCATAAATAAGCATAGACAAGTCTTCATAATGCTTTTTAGCTACCGAAAGAGTTTCTGTCTTAATTCCAACACTCGTTAAGTCTCTTTGAATATCAAAAGAGTTCCATCGGTCAAATGTAACAAGACCTAAGTTAAACCCTAGCCTTCTTAAGTTAATAATCCAGTTCTTGACTTCTGATAAATCTACTGGACCTTCTTTCTTAGGCTCCCAATAAACAATTGCATCCACAACAATGAATGGAACAATTTGTTCATAATTGTTAAATGATTGAACACTTACCCACTTATCAACGTGTGCAATTGACACAGCACACTTGTCATGCTTTTGTGCAAGGTCAGCGTGTACAAAGTATGTGGTCTCTGGATCTGGAACAAAGGACTGCTCTATTCTTTTAGACACATCAATTGGATTAATCTTTTTAAATGCCATAGATAACTTTTCTCTATTCTTAAAGAATGCATCTGATGAAGTTGTTGGCATACAGGCAAAACGCATTTGTGCATCAGCCATATCAGTAAGGAATGCTATCTTAAAATCTTCAATACTTCTTGTTGGATTAATTTCCCAAGTTGGTCTTTTTAATGCAAATACCCCTGGAATTCTGTATGAATTAATTACATCTTCATCCCACTCAACAGTAAACTTATTGCTTGGATCATCCTCAGAAAGTAATGGATTAATTATAAACTCATGAGATCTAAGCAAGGTTTCTTTTTCAGCAATTACATCTTCATACCTTGTTGTAATAAAGTCACCTTTAAAACGAGGGAAGGATAGCAGTACAACCTTTCCATAGTCTGGAAAACGTGAGTCTACAGATCCACGAAATGCTTTATAGATATTGTCAGCAGTCTTAGCTTGGTCATTTCCACTGGCAGACTCCATTGCAAAACCAGATATTTCATCAAGGATTGCAAGTATTAAGTTTAAGCCTTCAGCAGATTCTCTTTCAGAGTGTCCAGAATAAACTGTAATTGATTTATCAAACTCTATGCTATCAATCTTTGGTGGATCAAACTTTCCTGCAAACCAAGGTGAGCCAGTAATCTTTGTCTTGAATCCTTTAAAGAAAACATTCTTTGCTTGTTGGGCATTAATAGCAACATTCATAATATCAATTGCGTCATTAGTTGGCTTACCAAAGTAACGAGAAGGGTCTTTTAAACATAGTAATTTATACACTAGATAAGCACAGCCAACTGTTGAAGAGAAGTCTTTTCCACTACCCTTTCCAAGTTGCATAATTATTTCATTTTTTGTATACTTTTTAAAATGTTGTTTACCAGCTTCTTCACCCATAAATCTAATTAAGTCTTTTTCTTTATAGATTTGACTCATACACTCAACAAGTGTGTATTGATATTCTGAAAGTGGTGGCTGATTTAAATACTTCTCACCCTCAACAAATGTTTTTGCATCTACTGGAACTTCTGCAAATGGAGACTCGTCAAGAGCTTCCATAAATTCACTAATATCAATTGTCAATTACAACGACCCCACCTTCATTAACCTGAGATAGTTTAGATAGAACTTTTGGTCTGCAGGACTCACAAGAAGATGTCACCTCTTTTAGAATTGATATAAGTATTTCTTGCTTTCTTTCTGTTTCTAAAAGTTCATCTGCTAACTCTTGATTATCTAACAAACCTGCTTTTTGTAGCATCTCAAGTCTTTTGCTTTCAATATCAGCAATAAGTTTAATAGATGTAGTTTTTGCTGTCAAGTTTGCAGTAGTATCTGCGGAGTCAATAACTTCGTATGCTTTTTTAATTAAAGATGAAAAATGTTGATCTGCACCTGCAAGGGCTTCTTTTGCACGAGCATGGATTGCTTGATTATTAGCAGCCATTACTCTCCAATCAGTAAGGAGCTCCGTAACCTTTACTCTTGGAATATCAAGTATTTTTGAAATCTCTGAAGCATCAGATCCTTTTAGGTACTCTGAGGCAACCTTGTTAACAAGGTCTAAATGATTAACTAACGCTGCTTCGCTTGACACGCTTACCTCTCTTCTTTATTGCCTTTACTCTATCAGGATAAAAAGACCTTGTTGGTCCAGAGATATCCTTAAACATTTGAAAGCAATCTATCCATTCTACACCATTTTCAGGATTTTTTACAAGACTTTTGAACTTAAAGGTAGCACCATATTCTCCAGCAATCTTTATAAGGTCGCCTTCACTTATTTCATGACCACTTTCAGTTACCATCAGAGACTTTCTTTCAAACCTATCTTTAAAAATAGTTTTCTTTTTAGCCACGTTTTTTAGCTTTCTTCAGTAGAAGATAGCCAATTAAATCATCTTCATCATTGTCACCTGCGTATAGCTTCTTGTTTTTAATTCTATTTAACTTATCATCAATACGAACATTAAGTTGTTCCATGTCATCTGCATCACTAAAAATACGAATAGGGTTAAGTGCAGAATTTCCATATGCCACATTCTTTTCAAGCAACATTTCTGTAATATCTAAACAGGCAGCAAGGATGTTGTATCCAGCTGGGGCAGTCTTGGAAAGCTCAAGAATTTTTTTAATCTTATCTTCATTCTTATTTGCAAGAAATGCTTGTAAAGGGTATTCAGCCATTATTTTCTCCTACTTTTTCTTAATCCAAATTTTCCAAGGTACACATAAACAGTTTCAACAGAGACACCACATTCTTTTGCAATATCTTCTGGAGATTTTTTATCTAACAAGAATCTTTTTCTTAACCAATTTTCATTAGTATACATTTTCATAATATCATTATATCCTTTATAAGTCAAACTTAGTTATCTTATTCCAGTTATTTGTTGCATACCATCCAATAGCGATTGCGTCTGCAACATCATTGTCATCTACATCAGTAATAAATTCTATATTAACAAGTCTGATAGTTCTGTTCTTTCTGAACTCTCTTTCCTTGCCTTTGTACCAAGACTCTGACTTTCCAGGAGTTTGTTTTCTTAATTCAAACTTCTCTTCTTTTGTTAGAACCTTATTGCCAATCCAGTTCTGCCAAGCAACTGGTACACAAGGGTAGATATCTTTTACGCCATTAATATATGCTGCACTAACAATAGCCCCTTGTGCAAGTGCTAACTGCATTGATGTTTTTGGAGAGTTTGCAAAAATAGTATTTTCAATTACAACAACTTCAACATCAAAATCTTTGAACAATGGAGTAAGTTTTTTACAAGCATCTCCAGCTTTCCTGTAATGATCCTTTCCAGTAAAATTAATCTTTCCAAACTTTACCAACTCATTATTTTCAAATATTGCAAAAGCAGCAGAAGTAGAAGAAGCATCTATTGAAATAAATCTTTTTGGCTTTCCAAGATCTTTCCAACTAGTCTTGCTCATAATCAAAAAAACCTTTCATATCTTTTAGAGTCTGATCAAGTTTTCTTTTACTCATCATACAACTATTACAAAATCCAATATCATTATAAATACTAATTTCTAAACCACATCCACCAGCACATTTTCTTGGCTTAGCAGCACGAGCCTTAACCTTTGAAACTTTATATCTTTGCATAATCTTTTCCTTTGTAGCAGTAGCCCTGCACTCAGGTGAGCAATATATTTGATTCTTATTATTGCTTTTAAATTGATCATCACATAGTTTACAAAATTTACTCAAGGTCTTTCCTTGGTGCTATTTTAATATCACCCTTTGGCTTTGTGCGACATACTGTTTCGAAATCACAACCCTTGCAAACCTTTGAGTTTGAGCGATAAGGATTTTCAGGAAGAAGACCATCATCAGATGCTTTCTTTACTTCTCTCATCCAATCAAAAAAGTAATTAATAAAGTTCTTGTAATGATCAGTTAATTTAATCGGAAATAAAGATAGCTCGTGACTATTCTTTGATTCATAAATAAGAAAAGCAAAACTCTTCTTAAGAATTTTCATATAGATAAGAAGTTGTTCAACATGGTATTTTCTTGCTTCGCCCTTAACATTTAGATAATGAAAAGAATCTTCATTAAGTGTTTTAATTTCAGTAAGAATATCCATTTCATTCCACTTAATAATTGCATCTGTTCTACCAGAGATTGGTGGATCTACATGCGACAAACGCTCTTCATTAGTTACCAAGATGCCAGCAGACTCCATAGCCTTTTCAATACGACCATGACGATCAGTACCGCTATCCATATTTGCAACTGAGTACCAATCAGTCTTTACGTCTGAATCATTTCCTTCAAACCACAAGTACCAGAATCTAGGACACTTTCCTGCACCATAGGTGAGTGTTGATGGGGTAAAGCTATCTCTCTTTTTAAACGATGCTTTTCTTTGCAAAGCGTAGCCTTCTTTAATCTTGTCAACAATTGCCTGACTATCAATTAAATTCTCTTCGCTCTTCTTTGGTTTTTCAACCAACTTACTAATAAGGCTTTTAGCCATTGTTAATCCTGACTGCATATTTTAATGCATCTACTAGTCTATCCGTTGCTTCTTTAGCTGAATAGTATATATTTTTCTTTGCTCGTTCATCTTTCTTAACATTAGTATACCAGGAAGCGAGCATTGCAAATTTAGCAGAGTATGCCTGTAGTTTTACAATTAGTTCAACACCAACCGATGCTGGAACGTCTGGCTTAGAAATTAATTTAGCAATTAGCACCAAAGTCTGTGTTAATTCTTCATCTTGCATATGTTCTGATATTTCATTAAATCCATTTACCTGATTTAATAAATCAACTGTTGTTTCCATTATTCCTCAATTCTTCAAATACTTCCCATTCAATAACAGCAAGTCTAACTTTTTTATTTCCCTCACCAATAACAAGCATAAGGGCTGGGTTTTTAGATCTATCAACCTTAAGAGTATCAGTAACAATCTTAGCCCAGTTATCTTGACTAATTGAAAAACTTTTACTGTACTCTTTTACGTCAACAACAAATTCATCATCACTGCCATCAGCCTTTACAGCACCTCTTCCAGAATTTTTATGAGCCTTAAGACCAGCTCTTTTAAGTTCTGCACGTTCGCTCATTAATTCCCCCTTGTAAAAATAACTTCAGACATATGTCTATTTGAACAAAGCCAGGTTAGTTTTTTATACTCGCTGTAAAATCTTGCAATCAATGCAACTTCTTTGCAGGTATGACAAAAAAACTTTCCTCTATACTCAGAGAAATCTCTAGCCATTTACTTTGTCCTCTAAGTCTTTTACTCTTTTAGGATCCTCTTTTAGCCAATCAATAACCTTTGCTCTACCCTGGAATCTTTCTTCTCCAATGGTATACCAAGCACCACCCTTTTGAATTGCACCAACAAGCTCTGCAGTATCAACTAGGTCTGCAACCTTATCTATGCCTAATACACCATCTCCATCAAAGTAGAAGTCATAGGAACCTGCAACGAACGCTGGACCAGTCTTATTAAAATCAACATGCCAATTAACTACACGACCAATTTTAGATTCAATTATCTTATCTCCAGAAACTATCTTGCCCTTAATTGCCTGATTGTCAGAGTCACTTGACCAAAGTTTTACAATTGTGCTACTAAAGAATTTCGTAGCAAGACCTCCAGTTGGCATATGGCTTGCAAACATTGTGCCAATATTATTTCTAAGCTGAGAAATAAAAACTAGAAGTACTGGCTTTTCTTGATTATTTGCAAAGTTAAGCATTTTTACAGCATTTGTCATATCCTTTGCTTCAGCACCAATCTGCTTTGTATTCTCAAGTTGCTTTAATTCTTCTGAATCCTTTTCAAAATATATTGCAGGAAGCATTGCTGAAATTGAGTCAACAATAATCATATCAACGCCAGCCTTCATTAACTGAACACCAACATCAACCATCTCATTCATACTTCTAGCATTTGAATAAATTAAATTTTTAACATCTACTCCAAGTTTTATTGCCCACTCAGGATCAAATGATGCCTCTGAATCAATCCAGGCACAAATCTTTCCATCTTTTTGTGCATCGGCAATCATTTGTAAACAAAAAGAAGACTTACCTGCAGACTTGTTTCCCCAAATCATTATCTGACGACCATATCCAAATCCACCCTTGAGTGCGTGGTTAAGGCTAACGCTTGGTGTCTTTTGTTTTATAATTTCAACAGTGTCCCCACTTGTAATTTTCTTACGCAACTTTGGATCTAATTGAGATAAAAAGTCGTCAAGGTCTATTTTGCTCATGCCAAGACCCCGTGCATTTTTGGACGTTCTGTATTTATCTTAGCTTTATTCTTTAAAGATTCTTCAAGAGATAAGGATGTATAGCCATCTCTAACTAAACCAGCATATAAATCTAAGACTCTAATAATTATGTCTGCTAGTTCTTCTACCACTTGATCATCGCCCTTCTCCTTGCGTATTGCCTCAAGCACCTCAGACACTTCTGAGTGCACCATTGCAAGTTGCTTGAGATAAAATATAGTTCCATTGTTTTCATCCCAAAAACCTTTGTCCCTTGCATTTGCGTGTAACACTGCTGCAAATTCATCAATTACGATAGCCATTTATAATACTTCCTTTAATGTAATAGTTCCTTCTTTTGTTTCACTAAAATTAATCTTTGCTACTTTTCCAGGCTGACATTTCATATATCCAGTAGAGAACATTGTTGGAAATACCATTGCAGCCGTCATTTCTCTTGAACTATCCGCAACAATCATATTAGCCATTCTCTTTCCAGCCTTAGTAACTCTTGGAGTAAAGGATAGCACAAAGTACTCATCATTTGCAAATGGTATTTGCTTATAGTTTAAAAACTTAATAAGTGGATTATCTTTATGCTCTTTTAATTCATCAATTGGAATAGCTTCAGAAATTCTATTTGCACCTGCAAGAATTAAATAGGTTCTTCCTGGCTCAATCTTAGTATCTTCTTCATCAAAAATTCCAATTACTCCAGTAGAATCCATAATCTCTACTCTTGACCAGCCTTTACCACGCTTAATATTTTTTGCAATACCAAGAAGAACAAAAACTCCTTGTTCATCAAAATCTTCTACAAGATCTATGTATGCATAATAATGTTGTGGAACACTTGTATTTAATTCTGGAAGATTAAGATATTCATAAAGATTATCTCTAACCTTTATTTCATCTCTTGGATTGTCTTCAAATGTTAAAGCACCAATAAGATCTAGTGCTTCTACTGCTCTTGAATTAATTCCACTACCCTTTTGTATTGCAAATTTTTTAAATTGCTCTTTAGACTCAAAAGGTCTTCCTGAAATAATTTTACCTGCAACTCCTTCAGAAAGCCATTTGATTGCAGCAAGTCCAAACCTAATGCCCTTGCCTTCAATCTTAAAATCTGAGTCAGACTCGTTGATGTGTGGGAGCTTTAAAGACAGCCCCATACGCTTACACTCAATTAAATATTCAGTGCGAGTGTCGCTATCTTTTTCACTCTTTAACAATGAAAACATAAACTCAATAGGGTAGTGATACTTTAGCCAAGCGGTCCAATAGGATAGAGTTGAGTATGCAACAGCGTGGGACTTGTTAAAAGAATAACCTGCGTGTGCTTCAAAGTCATGCCACAAATCTTTTGCTCTAATTCCAATATGCTTTTCTGCATTCTTAACAAACTTATCTTTGAAAATATCAAACTCTTTAGCATCTTTTTTCTTACCAATAATCTTGCGAACTTTATCAGCCTCAACCATAGTCATTCCACCAAGAATTACACACGCTTGCATAACTTGTTCTTGATATAATACACAGCCGTAAGTGTCTTTTAGATAATCATTCATAGAGGGATGAATATATTCAACCATTTCCCTGCCGTGTTTACGAGCAATGTA